CACAGACCATTAATTGGCAAGGTGGCTCGGCTCCTACAGGAAACGCAAACGGAATTGACGCATTCTCATTTACTATATTAAATGATGGTGGAACTTACGTTGTGCTTGGACAGATGGTGGACTTCACATAATGGCTTTTATTGGTTCAGTAACAGGTAGTTTTAAAGCAGGACGTAGAGCAAACTCATTTAGTAGCACGCCTTACAATCCTTCAGTAAACATACCTAATCTCAGTCTTTGGCTTGATCCAAGTGACACTTCAACAACAACTTACAGTGGCACAGACTTGACAGCAATCACAGACAAAACTGGCACAACAACGATGTCAGTAACTAACACTCCAAGTAAAGGCACGTCTAATGGATTAGAAACAATAGTATTCGATCAATCATTTAATGAATATTTGTCATCAACTACTACCGCTCAAGCGGCTTCGGGCAATCACTGGGCATTGTTCATCGGACAGATAGCCACACCCAACAACACTAAAGATTCAATATGGAGTTTTGAGACCAATCAATCACCTAAAAGAGATTATGCTGTCAGTTCAGGTAACGCCAGTCAGTTTGATGGAGAGTTGGATTTAGATGGTTTGAGTTCAAACAGGATCAGTAGCACAGCAGGAAACTTAATATCATTTACTGCCCAGACACCTATTGCCGCATCAACCAATGTTATAGTTGTGGCGTTCTTCAACAAGACAGGCAGTGAGATAGGTGTAAGGGTAAACGGTGTCAACGCATTTACTCCTGAAACAGATTACGACAATAACATACAAAACAATCAACTGTTGCGTATATTCCGTAACAGAGGCAGTCAAACGTTTGGTGGCTCAATGTATGAATTTATGAGCGTAAAGGGATTGCCAGGCACAGGCGGAACTGATATGACCTACATAGAAGAGGCAGAAGGATATGTGGCACACAAATGGGGTGCAGAGTCGCTTTTACCTGTGAGTCATCCATATAAGAGTTCAGCACCAACAGGATAAATATTGATATGAGCAACGATTTAGAAAACAAAAAACAATCAGTGTTTAATTACGTTCGTACATTGCTTGGCGATGGAATGATCGATGTTGAACTTGATCCAAATCATTACGAAGTTGCACTTGAAAAAGCACTTGGCAAATATAGACAACGTGCTGAAAATGCAGTTGAAGAGTCTTACGCAATCCTAGAACTACAAGAAGACACTAATGATTATATTCTTCCAAATGAAGTAATTGAAGTAAGAGAATTGTTTAGACGATCAATTGGTTCACGTTCAGGCGGTGGTGATGGTGGTACATTGTTTGAACCATTTAATTTAGCATATGCAAATACCTATTTGTTAAGTTCAACACAGATGGGTGGACTTTCAACTTACTATGCTTTTGCTGGATATCAAGAACTAGTAGGAAGAATGTTTGGATCATTTATTAATTTTAAGTTTGATCCAGTAAGCAAAAAATTAACTATTATGCAACGTCCAAGAACAGACGAACAAATTTTAATGCAAATCTATAATTATAGACCGGACTTTAATCTTTTAAGTGATCCTTATGCTGGACAATGGTTAAAAGATTACACAGTAGCAGTAAGCAAATACATGCTAGGTGAAGCACGTGGTAAATTTGCAACAATATCAAGTCCTCAAGGAGGCACATCACTAAATGGTGATGCTCTTAAAGCCGATGCCCAAGCCGAAATGGAGAAATTGGAATTAGATTTGGCAAATTACGTAGATGGTTCTAAACCATTATCATTCGTAATTGGCTAAAAATTGCTTGACTTTCCACATTAATGACTATACAATTTAAGGATACTTTTAATAAAGGATCTTTTATGATAATTGGTATTTGCGGTTTGATCGGTTCAGGCAAAGGAACTGTTGCTGACTTTCTTGTTGAGCAACGTGGATTCACAAAAATTTCATTTGCAGACAAACTCAAAGATGGTGTTGCTAGTGTTTTTGGTTGGGACAGAGACATGCTTGAAGGCAATACAGAAGAGTCTCGTGTTTGGCGTGAAAAAGTAGATCCTTATTGGAGTACAGAAACAGGTAAGCCTATAACACCAAGATTAGTTCTACAACTGTTTGGTACAGATTGTATGCGTAATGGCTTCTTTGACGGTATATGGGTAAGTGTAGTAAAACAACAACTTTTACAGCATCCAGACACAAACTTTGTTATTCCTGATGTACGTTTTGAAAATGAAGCAGAAATGATCCGTTCAATAGGTGGAAAATTATGGCGTGTTAAACGTGGTGATGATCCTGAATGGTGGGAAATAGCACAAACTGAAATGCGACAAAAGGCCGCCAAAAAAGAATCCAAAGGCATAGTAGTATCACGTAAAATGGAAGAAAATTATCCTGACATTCACATATCAGAATGGGCATGGTCAAATGTAGATTTTGATGCTGTGATTACTAACGATGGTAGTTTAGAATATCTTAAAAATCAGGTGTTAAGTCACCTTGTTTCCAAGTAAATCCTTCTTTGTGTAGTATACGTTGACAATTAGAACACACAGTTTTTAGATTACTGTGTCTACAATTTGTGAGTTTTCCGTCTATATGAAACACAGCAAACTGTTCAGGGTGTTGACTTGTAAATCCGCACTTGTCACATTTATCTTTTTGGCGATAACCTAGTTGATGCCACAACGGTTTACTAGGAGTTCTACCTTTAGCACACTGTTCGCACTTGCTTCTATAGTATATCTTACGACCTTTCTTATAGTTTACTGCACAAGGTCTAGTTTTACATGTTTTACACAAGGGTCTACTCATAATTGTATTTACCCGCCCTTTTCGCCACCTTTTTCGCTGTATATTATACCGCATTTTTAGTTATCATGGCTAAATATGTTTAAGAACTAATTTAAAGGAGTAACAACAATGGCACTTACATCACCAGGAGTAGAAGTCAGCGTAATTGACGAAAGTTTTTACACACCTGCCGCGGCGTCTACAGTCCCTCTTATTATTGTAGCGACAGCCGCTAACAAACCGAATGGCGCAGGTACAGGTACAGCAGAAGGTACATTATCTAGCAATGCTGGAGTACCTTACTTAATAACATCACAAAGAGAATTAACAGAAACTTTTGGTAATCCAAAGTTTTATACAGATTCATCTAACAATCCGTTACACGGTAACGAACTAAACGAATATGGACTACAAAGTGCTTATTCATTCTTAGGCGTTGCAAACAGAGCATACGTTGTTAGAGCAAATGCAGATTTAGGACAACTAACAGGAAGTTCATCTGCACCATCAGGAGCACCAGCAGATGGTACTTACTGGTTTGACACAAATGATTCATTATTTGGTATATTTGAATGGAATAGAACAACTCAGAAATTCACTAACAAGACTCCTTTAGTTCTTAACAATATAACACAACTTGTTGGTGATGTTGCGAGCGGTGATCCAAAAACTAGCGTAGGTGCAAAAGGTGACTATGCTATTGTTACTGCAAGAACATCAAATGACGTTTACTACAAAAACGCAGACAATGTTTGGGTTAAAGTTGGTACTACAACAAGTTCAAACATCGCGGCACTAACAAGTGGTGATGCAACTTTTGTATCAGACACTTGGTCATCAAGTTGGCCAGCGATTGTTGGAACTGTTTCTAATCCAACATTAGGAACTGGACAAGCAATTAACATCAACGGTACAAGTGTAACATTAAGTGGTACAACTGTATCAGCACTTGCTAACGCAATTAACGGAGCAAGTATAACTGGTGTTGGTGCTAAAGTAACAACAACAGGAATTTTAGAAATTTATACAGACGGTACATCAAGTTCAGATGGTACTACTGATGATGGCGCAATTATTATTGAAGATTTAGCAGGTGGTACAATCAAAGCAGACGTTGGTATTACTGCAACTTATTACACTTCACCAGCAGTGCAAGTTTCCAAGCACTCTAGTGTTCCTACATGGAAGTCAACAGACACTGTTACAGTAGCAGGAACAGCAAGAAGTGCAATTAGACCTACAGGTAGTATTTGGATGAAAACAACAAATCCAAACCAAGGTGCTGATTTAGATGTATATGTTTGGAATGATAACTTAGGTGTTTGGTCAACTGTAAGCACACCAATTTACGGTAGCAAACACGAAGCAATTAAAGAAATTGATGCATCAGGCGGAACTTTGATTCCAGCAGGTACAGTATTTGCTCATGCAAACTACACAGGTAGAGCAACAGCAGATGATTCTACTACTGGTGTTGAAAAACTTGTAAACTTTAAATTGTACAGAAGAGTAACTAGTTCTCCAACAACTGTAACAGGTACAGAACAAGGTGCAAACCCAACTGTATCTTCAGGTACATTTACAATGGCAGAAACTTTAGCAAACGATGCAAGTTACGCTACTGCAAAAACAATTAACGTTAGCGGAACAACTGTAGAAGATATAGCAACAGCAATATCAGGTGCAGGATTTGTTAACGTATCAGCAAGTGTATCAAATGGCTTTTTAACAATTAGTCATGCACTTGGCGGAGATATTAAAATTAACGACCAATATGGTGTATTAACTAGTGCAGGATTTACAGCATGGTCAAGATCGACTGCAGGTGTTGAGTCAGGAACACAAAACTACTACACAGCAGGTACAGATTATGATCACAACATTGTAATTTCTAACTGGAAACCTTTAGTATACGAAGCAAGTGATAATGCTCCAACAGCAACACCAGCAGACGGTACTTTATGGTACAACACTACACTTGATGAAGTTGACATCATGGTACATGATGGTAGCAAATGGGTTGGTTATCTAAACTATGCTCCATTAGCAGGAACTACAGATCCAGCAGGTCCAATTGTAAGTGCAACAGCACCAGAAAAAACAGGTGGACAATCAGACGGAACTGATCTTGTTGAAGGCGACATTTGGATTTCAACTGCTGACATCGATCAATACGGTGCAAAAATTTATCGTTGGGACAACGCGGCAACTGAATGGGTAGCAATTGATGTAACTGATCAAACTACTGAAGATGGTATTTTGTTTGCTGATGCACGTTACGGTTCAAGTGGTGCAACAGGAGACACAGCGGCAACTATTAAAGATCTATTAAGTACAAACTATGTAGATCCAGATGCTCCAGATCCAGATTTATATCCAAGAGGAATGTTATTGTGGAACACAAGACGTTCTGGATTTAATGTTAAGAAATTTGTAAAAGGTCACATTGACATTACTGCAAACGATGGTAAAAACACACGTTTCGGTGACGAAGCAATGACAAATTACAAAACTAACCGTTGGATTGGTTGGAACACAACTAAAGAAGATGGTTCAGGATTATTTGGTAGACACGCACAGCGTCAAACTGTAGTTGCAGGATTAAAGAGTGCAATTGATAGCAATGATTTATTACGTGATGAAGAAACACGTAACTTTACATTGTTAAGTTCTCCAGGTTATCCAGAACTTACACCAAACTTAATCAGTCTAAACGTTGACAGAGGCTTAACTGGCTTTGTTGTAGCAGATACTCCATTTAGATTACAGCCAAGTGCAACATCTTTACAAAACTGGGGTAACAACACAGCAGGTGCTGTTGTAGACGGCGAAGACGGTGCTGTAAGTTATGATGAATACATGGCAATGTTTTATCCATCAGGACTAACAACAGACGTAACTGGTAACAACATTGTAGTTCCAGCATCACACATGATGTTAAGAACTATTGCAGTAAGTGATGCAGTTTCATTTCCATGGTTTGCACCAGCAGGTACAAGACGTGGTGGAATTAGCAATGCTTCAAGCGTAGGTTACATTACTAACGAAGGTGAATTTAGTGCAGTTGCATTAAATGATGGTATCCGTGATACAATGTCAGGTGTTAAAATTAACCCGATTACATTTATTACAGGTAGCGGATTAGTAAACTTTGGTCAATACACAAGAGCAAAGAATGCAAGTTCATTAGATAGAATTAACGTTGCAAGATTAGTTGCATACTTAAGACGTCAAATGACATTGCTGGCTAAACCGTTTATGTTTGAGCCAAATGACAAAATCACACGTGATGAAATCAAACAAGCAACTGAAAGTTTATTACTTGAACTTGTAGGTCAGAGAGCATTGTATGACTTCTTAGTTGTATGTGATGAAACAAATAACACAGCATCAAGAATTGATCGCAACGAACTATACGTAGACGTAGCAATTGAACCAGTTAAAGCAGTAGAGTTTATCTACATACCTTTACGCTTAAAGAACACAGGTGAAATTGCAACTTTAGGCAATCAATAATGGTGATAAATAATATTATACAAGGAGCAAATTAGATGGCTATTTCAAGTTTAAGCAAATTTACAGTTCCGTTGGCGAGTGACCAATCAGCAAGTTCACAAGGCTTGTTGATGCCAAAACTCAAGTATCGCTTTAGAGTGAGCCTTGAAAACTTTGGTGCTGGTGCTCCTAACATTGAACTAACAAAACAAATTATCGATGTTACAAGACCAAATGTAAACTTTGAGTCAATTGCGATTGACGTTTACAACTCAAAAGTTTACTATGCTGGTAAGCATTCATGGCAACCGATTACAATCACAATACGTGATGATGTAAACAACGCTGTGAGCAAGAGTGCTGGTCAGCAACTACAAAAGCAATTTGATTTCTTTGAACAATCAAGTGCGGCAAGTGGTATTGATTACAAATTTAAGACTAGAATTGAAATTTTAGATGGTGGTAATGGTGCGAATGCTCCAACTACATTAGAAACATTTGAATTAGTTGGTTGTTTTGTACAAGACATTAACTACAACCAGTTAACTTATTCAGATTCTAATCCAGTAGACATCACTATGTCAATTCAATACGATAACGCAATCCAAACTAATGGCGCTGGTCAGCCAAATGGTATTGGAGCGGCTATTGGTAGAACAATTAGAACTTTAGCAACAGGCTAATCTAATTACACATAGTCATCTGTTCTTAAGGTCGGTGGAGTAAAATTCACCGGCCTTTTTTTACGGCTAAATAATAGTATGGCAAACAAAGTTACAAAATTTCTCGGAAATGTAGTTGGCGGTATATTCGGTGGCGAAGGTGATATGCGTGATGCACAACACGCCGCTAGATTGTTTACTGACAACTTTATGCGTCTGGCACCAAAGGTTGAATTCCTTTATCATGTTTATTTTGATATTAATCCGATAGCGGCAAGAGCATTAGGTGCCAAAGGATTTAGTGATCCTCAAAAACGCAGTCAAATCGAAATTGGTATGTTAGTAAAAAGTGCCCAAGTACCAGGCGTACAAATTAACACAGAGACTAAAAA